CTTTTTCTAGGACTCGAACTTCTTTGATGATCATCCCCTCTTGCAGCACGTCGCTAGGACGTGGAGTAAGAGCAATAGAGCTTACCGCTCCACCGTCTCGGGCAAAATCATAGTCAAAGACGAGATTATGTAATGTACCTCTTCCTTTACCCATTTCTATCTCCTTTTCTCAGACTAGGAAGCCCGGAGTTTAATGATACCAGTGTCATCGCCAGAAGCAGCGCCGCTAACATCACCGCGTTGCAACGACTTAATTCCGTAAAGCTGGTCCACAGTCGTACGATCGCCAAGATAGTCTTGGTCGTACATCGTAACGACATCAGGTGCTTGTTGGAACGCAAGAGCGATTGAATCTCTGTGGAACATAAAGCCTGTGCGAGCAACTCCAGTCACATCCTCAACTTGAGTAGAGACCAAAACGTTTACTCCGTAGACCCGACCAACAGTTCCTTCTACTAATCCCTCTCGGTTACCGTAGGAATCAGCGTTGTTGAAGTTAGAGATGCTAATCAACTCTTCTTCGAGATCAGGAGACAAGACCATCCAGATATCGCTTCCAGGGTACTTCTTGTTTAGAATTTTGCGCCGGGCTTCAGCGATATCGCTTAATGCAAGCGCACTACCCAAGACAACATCTTCAGACGCTTGGTTAGCAGCTTCCATCTCAGTCAAAAGATCGAAATCTACTTGCGCAGCGTGTGCAGATGCGGCACGAGAAATGGCATCCTGTCGAAGTGCCACTCGAGACTGCATGCTTGCACGCTTCGGAATCAAGTAGTCAACAACTGCATGCTCAGATAAATCCATTTTATCCGTAGCGTAAGTCAGTTTTTGAGTTTGCGACTTCTCTTCTTTTTGTAGTTTTCGGACTTGGAAGTTACCAGCCCGTGGAAATTCAACCGACTTAGCTCCCTGCTCAGCGAAAGCAGAAACATCACGTACAGCCCGAGACAAGACCGCTTGATCTTGAAGCTCCATTTGGACAAGACGCGATATTACCGCCTGCTCTGTGCTGAGAGTATCCGAACCATGAATTAGGTCCATTGCCATCTCTCTTACCCCCTAGTGGTGATTAATCTACGTGCTCTCACCTGCAGTCATTTTCGCAAGCTGCTCGTAGAGTTCCTTTTTACCCATGTTACCCATGGACTTGCTTACACCTTCACTATCAGGCGCGCTGTGGCGTACCCCAGGGCCACCCTTAGTAAAGAAAACATCAAACTCTTCTTTGAACTTGCGTGCCGTCTCTTCGACTCCGACCACACCGTGTTCGTCATCGACCATAAGGTCTGAGAGGTTAACCAAGCTCAAAGCCTTGTCCTCATACTTAGGATTGATACCAAGCTTACCAAGCTCAGACCGAAGCGCCGTCTTCTTGTGCTGATCTTCAATCCACTTATTCGTGCCTTGAAGCTTCTGCTCTAAAGACTGTGCACGCTCCTTCTCCTGTCGGTACAAGGATTCGTACTTCTTCTGATTCTCCAGATCTCGCTGCTCAATCTCCTGAAGACGTTGCTCTAGCTCATTCGCTCGCGCCTTAAGCGACTTCTCACGAGTCACAGCTTTCTGATAAGTGCTGTAGCTGACGTGATCGTTCTTTGAACCCTCATCCACCGAATGCTGGTCCGTTTGATTGTTTCGCGTATCTGTGGTGTTAACCCCGTCGCCACCGGCTTGGGATGCGTCGGCACTACCGACTTGTGATTGACTCATATGTTACTGCCTCCATTTTGTTTATTCAACTACCTAATCGCTCGGCGAATCAATTCAAGAAACGCCTTACGAACCTTTTGATCAATGAAACTCGCTTCTTTCTTTGTGAACGCCAGAAACGGCCGTTCCTCGGATGCGTATCCCGCTACTTCTCGGTTTGTCTTTCCACCAGGTCGACGGGTGTCTTTGATCTCAATTTCAATCTGGCCCGACTTACCGCGTCCTACCAGCGCATCTAGCATTCGCCCGGTGTAGGTTAGGTTTGAGCGGTTCGGCGTGCCCCTATCCCCCGGTACACCCGTGCGTCTCCGCTGCTGCTTATAGCTACTCGAGAGAGGCTTGAGCCTTCGACCCACTGAGCGGGTATCTCGATCAGATGCGACCCCAAACCCACTCTTAATGCGGTTGTACATCGTGTCACGCACTTCTTTAGCTATTGGATCGGTTACGCGTCGCGAAAGGTTTTTACTTCCGTTTAGGCGGGAGAGTTCTTGTCTAAGACTTCTAAGCTTATCGCTCGGCATCGTTTTTGTACCTCGATACGATCTCTTTTATTCCGATCTCGATGTCGCGCTTGAACTTCTGGTTAGCTCTTTCATCGGGCACAAATTGGCGCTTAGGAAGCTTGGAGCGACCGGTAAAGTTGTTATGACCGTCGGCTTTGTTCATTTGTGACTGCGTTACAGTGAGGCGAAGCGCACCTTTTGGGGAGTCGACTACTTCTATTCCTTTGTACAAATCACCCTCAAGACGCAAATTAGGAAGCCGCCTCCCACCCTTTTCTTTCTCAGCGTACTCTTTTGATAGCGTCTTGAAGCTGCGCTGACCTGAAACAGGAGATTTCCCGTCTTGCAGCTTGTTGATTACGCTATCTCTGACGTATTCCTTTAGCTCTTTCGCGGCTCGCTTACGTGCGTCACCGCGCAAGCCCTCAAAAGGGTTAAAGTCATACTTAATCTTCCTGAACGCCATCATCCTCCTCAGCGTCGTCGTCTTGGTCTTCGCCTTCGTCGTCTCGCTCCCCGTTAGCCTGCCTTAAGCCATTAATTAACGCGCTCATGTCAGGCTTATCTTCTTCGATCTCATTCAAAAGTTGATCCACTTCCTCGCTCGTCATGTCCTTGTAAATCTCCTGGATTGCCCGCTTCTTCGTCGTAAGGCCATTGTCGAGCTTCATAATCTGGATCTCGATTAACTCCTTGTCACTGACATGAGGCTTCTGATCAGGGAAGTGCACTTGGATCTCAAAGTCAGGACTGAACGTGCCAGTCATATCCTCCGCGAGTAGTCTCCTATCGTTCCAAACAGGCACCATATGATGAGCGAGTAGGTCCCAAAGCTTGCGCTCTGCGTTGATAAAGTACTGCTCTTGGTCCATGCGGTCTTCTGTGGTCTCGGAGCGGTCAATCATCTTTGCCACTCCAGACGCAGCGGAGTTGGCTTGTATCTGACCCGAGATATCCCCAACTGAGAGGTTTTTGGTCGTGAGCAGCATCCCAACCAGTGTCTCAACTTGGCTTAGCATCTGATTAATATCTACATTGGCCTTAATCGCATCAAGGGAAGCACCTTCAGGAAGGGTAAGCACCGCGCTTGGGTTCATCTCAACCTTCTGCGATTGATCCACTCCGGTTAGCACGTAGATACTCCACGCTTGGTACTTAGACGCGTAGGTTAGGTCTGTGAGCAGCGTCGAGATCACGAATTGCATCGAAATCAGGTCATCGTCTGCAATCGGGATGAGCTTCCCATCGTCGTTCTCAGCTAGATACACATAGGGGATCTTCCCGTACGGATTGACCCCGTCTTGGTTATCATCCACTCGCATCTCATCCAATACGATTGAACCCTCACCGTCTAAAATCAGAAACTGCTCATCACTCCAATAGTGAAAGCGCATCTCTTTAGCATCCTCGACATCAGTACGGACGTGTTTCACAAACGCAGTCGGTCTCTCTGGTTCCAGCTCATCATAGGAGATGGGTGTGTAGGTGTGAGAGGGAAGAACTCGAAGCGATGGCTTCCCATCGCGGTTAACGAACGGCTCAAGCGCCACATGCTTCATAAGCTTAAAGTAGCGGTTCGCAAACTTCATTTTCTGGTTAAGCAGCATCGATCGGACATATGCGTCAATCAGCGCCTGGTCCGCTTCACTCTCCTCAGACGGCCTTCTCTCTGGCGACTCCCGGTAGACCATCGCAAGCTTGTTGATAATTTTCTGAGTGATGTTGATCGGTACAATCCGGTGCATCATGGATGCGACCGTCTTCTCGAGCACAAACTCTTTGCGCAAATGCTGGACAATCTCGTCTTTGAGCTTGCCCTGATACACTTTGTAACGGCGCTTATCCTGCTCAATGCGACGTCTGTTCTCCGCCGATAAAACTCTATCAATAATTTCTTTACCTTTAGGCATTCCTTATCCTCATGCGTTATTCGTCGGCGTCTAGACTGTCGTTAAAGTACCTTAACGATAAATCTTCAAATACTAGTTTAGCAAAAGCCATGTCTCTTAAGGTTCCTTTTCCCCAGAATCGCGCCTCTCCATTTTTGTCGATGCCAACAATGTACATGGCTTCTAATTCGTCGATCACATCGGAGACTTCATTTAGCAAAAATTCCGGCGTCACTCCTTTATCATTTAACGCTACAACTTTTTGATTCATGCGTAAGCCCCCATCACTACCTTCCCCGCCATTGGGAATTCCTTGTAAACCGCGTAACCAAACGCATCACTAATGTGTCCCATCATTGGGTCAGATAAATCCGGCTCAGACGTTCCCTCTTTGTAAACCAACCGCTCAAGATCCTTTACCGTGTACTTACACTTTTTGAGATTGATCAGCACCTTGCCCCGCTCAAGCGCATTATTCACCGCAGCGTAACGATCCACTCGGTAGGGGTTGGTCTTCCTGCTCTCAATACGGAATCCCGCATCCGAGATGATTTGATGGTCCGACTTCGATGCGTTGGTAGTCTTCCTACTACCGGTCGCATCCGGCCTAAACGTGATATCCGCGTGAGGGTACTTGCGCTTGACCTCTCGACACATCTCCGGCGTGTCAGATGATTTGAGGAATAGCTCATCAATCTGTATGAGCTTGCCGGATATCTTTTGGAAGATCGCGGAGGTCATCG